AATCCAGGGGACGGTGCCCACTGGGGCACGATATCTGCAGATGGGTGGATACGTTGACGGAGGTGCAGCATGGAGTGGTACGGCTGGCATAACAGACATACAGGTAATACGTCCTGCAACCGGCAGTATGATAGTAGACGGCAGCATCACCGCTAGCAAGATTTTGGCCTGTTCGATCACCGGCGATAGAATGTGTGCCAACTTTATGCAGGGCCAGCGATATTACATCGGCACTGCCACATGTTATGACCAACCTGGCTATTGGGCACTAGAAGGTGATACTCAACGGTTTGTCCTAAAAGACCTTAACAATCAGGAACGAATTCGACTTGGATATCTCAGTGGGAATACACCTGGTACCGACCCGGCAAATTATGGACTATGGATTTTTGATGCCAATGGAAGGCAAATATTATCAGCAGACGGATTGGGTACCAATGTGGTTGGTACCAACAATATCGTCAACTATGCTGTGACCAGTGGCGCTTACCATACGTTTAGTGCATCTGGTCAAATTGGATATAGTGAATATGGCGTGAGCGGAGTCGTAGGATTCAATATCACGGTCACAGACGCAAACCACGGCGTATTCTTATTGGGCGGAACGGTATTTTGGGCTCAAAGCTCAATTGTTACCAGTACACCATCTAGCAGCGGCGGCTCTGGCGGGAATGGGGGCACTGAAGGTCACGGACCCGACTAATAATCTTTAGATAAAAAGGAAAAATAATGTCAGCTGAAATGAAATTGGTACGTTTTTTGAAAGATGATTATTGGCAAGGTCCCAGTGCTGTGACATTGATTACATATGGTGATTCTGGTGCTCCTACATCAGCGATGGTCAATTTCATAGATTATCCTGGAGCCGGAACTTGGGTATATCAATTGATAGGAGTAGTATCATTTGACACGTTATATTGGACAAACGCAGCTATGACAGCCACGGTAGTGAAGAAATGAAGGTGGTATCATACGATCTTGCTGGCAACATCACTGGAATACACGGTTGCCCTGATCACGACGCTGTCCATCAGCTTTGGTACGATCTTCCCTGGGTTTTATATCCAATGGATCAAAACATCTCGGCTGAGTCGCACATGGTGGTGGATGGTCAATTGATAGCCAAACCAATTGATCCGGCTGCTGAATTGCATAAGCGTTGGAAAGATCTGCGTCGAGCCAGAGATACAGCACTGGTTAGATCAGATTGGACGCAAGCCAACGACAGTCCGCTGCCATCTGATCTCAAAGCACGATGGGCTGCCTATAGGCAGCAGCTCAGAGACTTGCCAGCACACACTGCCGATCCACTACAGCCATCCTGGCCAACGCCTCCTACCAATAGCTGATAAATATCAGGTACATCGAGGATAATCATGGCCATCACCAGCATCAGCAGAATACAACATCGCCGGGGTCTCAAAGCCGATCTACCATCTAACCTAGCAGAAGGAGAGCTTGGGTTTTGCATTGATAGCAGAGAGTTGTTTGTAGGCAACAGTCCAGCATACGGTAGTAATACCGAAATCGTCACCCAGTGGTCAAACAGCGATGACCTGATCAGGCACATCTATCGCGGTGCCACTGGCGTTGCAGCACAGACAGGTCCTGACCTGGCCAATCCAACCATGCGCACGCTGGGACAGTTATTGGATGAGATAGTCAGTGTCAAGGATTATGGTGCTGTTGGTGACGGTATAACAGATGACACAGCAGCCATAAACCGGGCCATGCATGATCGTTACATGGTGGCTGTGCGGTCGGGAGCCAGTCCTCTTACCGCCAGGGTCAGGTTGCATTTCCCCGCTGGCCGCTACAGGGTCAGCCAAACGGTGTTGATCCCCCCATATGCCAGCTTGCTGGGAGACGGGCGAGAGCACTCTGAAATATACATGGATAGCATGCTTGGCTTGATCCCAAGCCCCCCGGTTTTGGCAACCAGTGACAACCTAGCCAATACCGATCTCATGATAGGCAATGGTACACATGCCGTGGTACCGAGTTATGTTGCCATAACCGGAATCACGGTGACACAAACCTATGCCGGTGCAGATGTTTTCCATGCCTCTAGGGTTGATCATCTGAGATTGGACGAGGTCTCATTGGTGGGCGTGTGGCAAACTGGGCAAGGCACAGCCAGCAACACAGCCGCACTGAGATTGATGAGCCATGGCAGCGCATACCCAGTAAACAACCTATATGCTACCAATTGCAGATTTTCTCATGTGGTTTACGGCCTAAGCATGTATGATGACACGGACATGGTCAGCTATGCGACCATGGTTGGATGTGAATTCAGCAACTGTCATAATGGAGTGCGCGGATATGCAGGGTTTGGTTCATCCAGCATAACCTCTAGCACGTTTATCAACATCGACGATGTTGGTATGCTGCTGACCGGATCAAACGGTGTGGTCAGCAGCAGCAACAGGTATATAAGAATCGCAACCATCAGCGGCACCTATGCCATATCCTGGGACGCTACAACACAAAATTGTGGCAGCGTAGCTGATGTGTTCACCCTACCTATGGCATTTGGCATCAATGACGGACATCCAGGTTTCAATGTGATCCTCAACAGCACCAACAGCAACAACACAGGCGGTTTGACTGTTTTTGGTCCAATACTCTTGCTCTATGGCGTTACCGGACATTCCAGCGTGTTGCAGTTTGATCTGTCGCAGGTCACAGCCATCATCATGGATTACAGCATGAGTCGCGGAACTCTGCGTAGGATTGGGCAGATCCAAGTGATCTCGGATGGTACCACTGCCAGCATAGTGGATGCTGCAAGTGATCTATCAGGCAGCATGGGAATCTCATGGAGCTATACCATCACAGGAGTCAGCCCCAAGATCCTAACCCTAACATACACAACCACGGCGCTGCCGGCCAACAACATATTCATGAAGTACACCATCACCTCATGGTTGGCCTAATCAGCCCGCCGTCATTGCATTCATCGATGGATCGGTCACATCCGATCCTCTATCCATCACACATGTTGGAAACAAGGAGGCATCAAACATGCGTTGCAGTAATGATCATATCACCAGCGGTACTTTCGTGGCCAATCCCACGATGCTGCAAAGGCTCTGGAAGGATCTCAGGGCCAGCCTAACCTCATCACTCAGTGATTTTCAGCAATTGCAGTCAGTGTGTGAGTTTTGGAGCCATGCTCCATTGCAACGGTATGTGATAAATTGGGATGAACCCAGGCAGTGGCCCACCGCATGGACATTGCTGGACGACAGGGAGTTTGATGAAAGCGCGGTCAGCCTGGCCATGGAATACACCCTGATGCTAGGCGCAGATCAACGCTGGACGCCTGATCGCTTGCAGCTGGTCTTGGCCACGGATCCAAATAATCATCTCCAGCATATCATGCTCAAGGTTGACGATCGGTGGCTACTCAATTGGGAGTACAGGAAAATCGCTGTTTGGGCCGATGTGCGACCTAACTTGCACATACACCAGCGCTATGCCTATAATATGCGATACCATACCGCAGTTGAAAGATTGCCAAACATTCATTAACCGTAGATAGAAAGGGTGGGTGGTCACAGTAAATAGATTTCTATTTCATGACCCCCACACACTTCCATACCAAATAACAGAGGATAGCAAATGGCTGCACACAAGCATGGCGATACCAACGTCACTAAACGGGATGGCTCACGAGAACCACTCAACATTGAAAAAATACATCGACAGGTGATGTGGGCTACGGAAGGTATCAGCGGTGTTTCTGCAAGCGCGGTTGAAATCAAAAGCCAGCTACAGTTTTACAACGGCATCAAGACCGTTGACATCCAAGAAACGCTGATCAAAGCCGCTGCTGATCTCATCAGCGAGGAAGCAGTAAACTATCAATATGTGGCTGGCCGTTTGATCAATTATCATATCCGCAAAGAGGTCTATGGCGGGATCACACCAATCAGCCTCAAGGAGCATGTTGGGCTGGTAATCCTGAGGTCGGGGCTATATGATGCTCAGCTGATGTTGGATTACGATGACAACGAATGGGCTATCATGGACACCTACATTGATCATGATCGAGACTATGATATGACCTATGCAGCCATGGAACAGTGGCGAGGCAAGTATTTGGTCAAGAATCGTGTGACGGGTCAGCTCTGGGAAACTCCTCAGATGGCTTATATGTTGATAGCTGCGACCCTGTTTGCGGGTTATGCTAGGAACACTCGGATGAAGTGGATCAAGGACTATTATGATGCCATCAGCACCCACGATATCAGCTTGCCCACACCAGTCATGGCAGGAGTGAGAACTCCGCAGCGTCAGTTCTCCAGCTGTGTTTTGATTGAGTGTGGTGACTCAATTGACAGCATCAACGCCACTGCTTCTAGCATCGTGCGATATGTCAGCCAAAAGGCTGGTATCGGTATCAACGCGGGCCCTATTCGCGCCATTGGCTCACCTATACGCAAGGGTGATGCATACCACACCGGTATCGTGCCATTCATCAAGCTATTCCAAAGCGCGGTTAAGAGCTGCCTACCACCAGACACTCTAGTTGAAGTTTTGGATGAATCAGACGAAAACAACGAATAACAAGGCGGTATGTGTGGCGGAGGTATAAATAAATGAAACTTCCAAAAGGAGATTCATTATGCTTTGCTACACATACCTGCTTGGTTGGACCAACCATGATCGATATTACTATGGCGTACGATACTCAAAAGATTGTCACCCCAGTGATCTATGGATCAAGTACAAGACTTCGTCAGTTTACGTTGCTAGATTCGTGCAAGAAAACGGCGATCCGGACATCATCCAGGTACGTCGAACATTCAAGAACAAGGAGTCGGCACTGATGTGGGAAGCAAAAGTACTGCAAAGAATCAAAGTTGTTGCTGATCCTCGATTCTTAAACCGATGGGACAACAATATGGTGCCGATAAATTTGACCGGCCCATTTCCTTTCGAAGATCCTGAAATGCAAAAGAAGGTGGATGCCTCCTTGAGAGAAAAATATGGCAGTCGAGGAATGGGCATTGCGTCTGTCAAAGAAAAAGTGTATGATATCAATACAAAGTTATATGGCATATATCATACCTTGAACCTAGAGCAAGTTAAGGCTGCCAGAGAGGCAGCTTGTCTATCTCAGTTCGGGGTTACCAATCCTGTCTATAGCAAAGAGTTCCAAGACAGTCTTGATCGAAAAGCTATGGCCAAAAAAGCCAGCCAAACTCTTAAGGAACTATACATCGGAAAGGACTGGAGCGAACGAAATGCCAAGAGCAAATCTACTAATCTTGGAAAATATGGAGTAAGCAATCCAGCAAATACTCCGGAAAATAGCAAAGCAAGGAAAGATAAATGTATTGCTGAACATGGGGTTGATAACTACGCCAAGACTGAAGAGTTCAAACAAAGAATGGCAAAACTCAAGCAGGCTTGTCCCTATGGATGTGGCAATATGCATTTATATGATCCAGGAAATTTCTCTAAACACATGACCAAAGAACACAATTGGGACAAAAAGCATGTCAAAAACTATACGAACCAAAAAAATCAAACTATCTGACCTTCGCAAAGGCGATAAGATCAAAAGCTATTGCCCGTCTACTCATAATATCGTCTTCAGTGAAGTAATCGACATATGGGATACATTTGTGCCCAAGGAGGACCAAGTGTCGCTTACATTCAGCGACTCATCTGTTCTACATTGTTCAACTTTGCATCCTATTATGGTAAATCAATCAGGGTCTACTATACAAAAACTTCCGGAAGAATTAACCAACCAAGATGAGATTATATCTGATCACGGCATAGTCTATCTCAGTAGTCTGACCAAAGGTGGTAGTCGAGATCCTAGATATATGGATTTGACTGTAGCTGATAACAATCTATTGTTTGCCCAGTCACCTGAGTCTGACAATATGATTTTAGTTCATAACTGCAACCAGGGGGGGATCCGAGGAGGCGCTGCAACTGTTTACTTCCCATTCTGGCGCTTGGTGTTTGAAGACCTCATCGTGCTCAAGAACAACAAGGGCACCGAAGAAAACCGGGCTCGCCACATGGACTATGGTGTGCAGTTCAACAAGCTGGCTTATGAACGTTTGTTGACTGGTGGTAATCTAACGCTATTCTCGCCCAGGGATGTGCCTGGATTATACGACGCATTCTTCCAGGATCAGGAAAAATTTTGCACGCTTTACGAAGCCGCAGAGCGTAACACTAAGATCCGAAAGAAGACGATCAAAGCTATTGATCTCTTTACATCTTTTATGCAGGAAAGAAAGAATACGGGCCGCATCTACTTGATGAACGTTGACCATGCAAATACGCATTCTTCCTTTATTGAAAGCGTGGCTCCAATCAAACAGTCGAATCTCTGTTCAGAGATCACTTTGCCCACCAAACCGCTCAATGATATCAACGACCCCAACGGTCTCATTGCACTGTGCACCTTGAGTGCAATCAACTGGGGCAAGATACGCGAACCCAAAGACTTTGAAAAGCCATGCACGCTGGCCATACGAGGTCTTGATGCATTGCTCAGCTATCAGCATTATCCTGTGCTGGCAGCACATAAACACACTGAGCTGTACCGCCCGCTGGGGGTTGGCATCATCAACTTGGCCTACTGGCTGGCCAAGAACGGTCTCAAGTATGGCGATCCTGCAGCGCTGACCTTGATAGATGAATATGCAGAAGCATGGAGCTACTATTTGATCAAAGCCTCGGTAGATCTGGCCAAGGAACAGGGTGCTTGTGAAGGCGTGTCTCATACCAAATATTCCCAAGGCATCATGCCTATTGACACTCGTAAAATCGAAGTTGACGAGCTAACCCCGCATGTTGAACGTATGCCTTGGGATCAGTTGCGAGCTGCTGCGGCTGAATATGGTATTAGAAATGCCACAGTGATGGCATTGATGCCCAGCGAGAGCTCAAGTCAAATATCCAATGCTACCAACGGCATCGAACCGCCACGCAGTTACGTTTCAATCAAGCAAAGCAAGGACGGGGTTCTCAAACAAGTGGTGCCAGAATATCGTCGCCTCAAGAACAAATATGATCTGCTGTGGGATCAAAAAAGCCCGGAAGGTTATCTCAAGATCTGTGCTGTATTACAGAAGTATGTTGACCAATCTATTTCGGTAAACACCAGCTATAATCCAGAATTCTATCCCGACCAGCAATTGGCAATGAGCGAACTGCTGCGCCATCTCATCATGGGTTACAAGTACGGTCATAAAACATGGTATTATATGAACACCTTTGATGGGCAGGGCGAGTTTCAGATTGACAACACTGCCAAGCAAGACGCTATAATAACAGAATCAGCAGCAGACACCGCAGAAGACTGCGACAGTTGCGTGCTTTGAGACCTTAATCCCAACAGGAAGAAATTATGAGTTTCCAAACACTGGATACCAGCAATCACACCGATAATACCACCCTTACCGCGTTCCTTGATTCTAGTGGTACCACAAACGTGGCACGATATGACCGCGTCAAGTACAATGTGTTTGATAGACTAACTGAGAATCAGCTGTCATTCTTCTGGCGTCCCCAAGAGATTGACATTGCCAAAGACAGCAAGGATTTTAGAAGCCTAACACCACACGAACAACATATCTTCACAGCCAATCTCAAGCGCCAGATCTTACTTGACAGTGTTCAAGGACGAGCCCCAAATCTAGCATTCCTTCCGGTATGCAGCCTACCAGAGCTGGAGATTTGGATCCAAACTTGGTCATTCAGCGAGACTATCCACAGCAAGAGTTATACTCACATCATCCGAAATATCTATGCTGATCCCAGCAAGGTCTTTGACCAGTTGTTAGATATCCAAGAGATTGTTGATTGTGCCAATGACATCACAGCAGACTATGACAACCTCATCAGCTACACACAGTGGTATCATATGCTGGGAGCTGGTACACACACTGTCAACGGAGAAACTGTGGAAATCAGTGTGCGTGAGCTAAAGCGGCGCATTTGGTTATGCCTCAATGCCGTCAACTGTTTGGAAGGCATCAGGTTTTATGTGAGCTTTGCATGCTCTTGGGCATTCGCTGAGCTCAAGAAGATGGAAGGCAATGCCAAGATCATCAAACTGATCTGTCGTGATGAGAACCTGCATCTAGGATCAACCCAGACATTGATCAAACTGCTTCCCAAAGATGACCCCGAGTTTGCAGA